CTCGACGTTGACCGTTAAGCTGCTGGCCTTGCCCGCGGCGGCGTCTGTCAGGCGGTAAAGCGCGCCGTCGGCCCGTTGCAAACGCGCGCCGACCGGGAGGCGGGCAGCATCATACAGCAACAGCCTGACCGGGCCGCTGGCCCGGGCGGCCTGTTTGCGTACCACGCCCCAAAAGGCGCAATGTTTGAGCAGCTCGCTTTCGTCAGCGTAGCTCGGAATGATTTGCCGGGCTATCCAGCCCAGGGCTCATGCTCCAGCGCCGACAGCCCGGCCTGCGCCATTGACATGGCCCCCCAGCAGACTGTCCTCGGCCGGCAGCGCGCCCGGCAGGCGTTGCGCCACATCCTGCTGCGTCTGGCTGATAAGCTCGCCCAACGTAGGTATCTAATACGGCATTTACATCCCCTCCAAACGGGCTTTAAAGGTAAACGGGCGAGCACTACCGTCCTTGAGCGTCAGGCGCACGGTCAGCCGCAGCCAGCTCGGCAGCGGCGTACTTGCCTGGCAATGCAACTGGCTGATCATCCCGGTTTCCAGCAGGCCACGCAGCGCCTCATGGGCGTAGGCTTCCGCCCGCGCCAATACCGCAGGCAGCGCCTTTTCCCGTGACAGCAGCCACAGCGGCGAGCCAACCGGTCGCACCCAGTAACTGTCCGCCCACCATCCGCGCCGGTCATGAACGCCATCCGGCAAACTGTCTGAGACCTCAGCGCGCCGGTCGGTAAACAGACACCGCAGCACTGTGGTCGTCAGAATGGCGTCTGCGAGCAAATCCGCACCCGCTTGTACCAACACACCCTCTCCGTTCATCCAGCGTAGCGCCGCGTCGATCATTTCGGCCCCCGGTTAGACTGCCCTGGCCATTTTCCCGATGGCGGTGAGTGCTGTGTTTGACGCCACCGATAACGGCTTCCGGCGCGGAAAAGGCACCCTGGGACTCCGCGTCCCCGGCAATCGTCATGTTCTGCTTCACCCTCAGGTTTTTCTCAATCACCACATCATCGGTAAAACGCGCGGTCGGGGTGTTAAACACCGCCTCCTGCTCTGCGACTACTTCCAGTGTTTTACAGGTGATGATGCAGCGGCCGTCCCGGGTCAGACGCAGGCGATGCCCCTCATAGTGATACAGGCCGCTATCCCCAGCAGGAAGCCCGTTGGGTCGACAACGCCGGTCTTCTACCACTAGTACAGTCGCCTGGTCAAGACTGCCGCCCAGGCAGGCAAACACCACCTCGGCCCCCGGCAACGGCACGCTGATATGCCCGTATTGCTGCGGGCGGCTCGACCTCATCGAAGGTTTCGCTGTCCAGCGCCGTCAACTGGACGTTTTGCGCTTTCAGACCGTAACTCACCCCGGTCAGGACGCCACGCCCGAACAACAGGAGGATCCCGCGTATCACCGGGGCAAGCAGGCGTTGCAGTGCGATATTAATCATCGAGTTTATTCCCCTAGTTAAGCCAGGCCCGCACCAGACCATCGACGACGCTGTCAGAACTGTTGGCCTGACACTCCGCCTCCGTCGGCACGATAAAAGCCTCGCGCGGGGCCAGTGTTAACGTTTTGCGTTCCCCGTTGTCCGCATCGAGATCAAACTGCACCTGGCTAATCAACAGGTCACTGTTTACCATCGACAGACTCGGCGCAATGATGCGGGTCAGCCGATTGGTCTGCCACAGTTCGCCGCTTTCGCGCCGCCACCTCTTGACCACGGCGGTAAAGCGCTCTGACCCGTCCAATGCGACTTTTCCGCAGGGCGCGCGCCCGTGCGGTGGCGGAGGTCAGTTTGCTGTCAGCCAGAATGACTTTAGAGCGATAACGAGCAATCACGGGGTCGTCGCTTTTTCACTTTGGGGCAGCGCGTAGCGCGTTGGTCTTGGCGTCGATAAAAGCTTTTTTCAGGCCATACAGCGCCGCGCCCCCGGCCAAGCAGCCCGTAAAGGCGCGCCACGCCGCCATAGGCCGCTTTGGCGCTCGTCTCCAGATGGTCAAAGCCGGATGACACCGACGCCAGCCCCAGGCGCAGACCACCAAAGGTGCGCTGGCCCTGATGGTCCAGACGGTCAAGCTGACTCCCCAGGCTATTCGCCCGAAGACCGAGACCGTGCAGGGAGGCACCCGCCTTGCCGTCCCATGCCGACCAGACCTTGACCGAACAGCCGCGCCTGCCGGAGCAGGTTGCCCAGCAGGTCAACAATGACGGCGGCTTTGACTTTTTTTCTGCCATCGGTTACTCACGCTGTAAAAGTTGAGTGGCTTGCTGGCATTGCCGGTAAAGACGGATTAACGGCAGGGAAAGCGCCCAGTCCATGCCTGACTTGGTGGATGTTGCGAGCATTAGCGCCGCTTCCTCAATTTTTTCCAGACACTGCATCCAGTCGCCCCGAATCAGCTGCCAGCTGGCCAGCCAGCGCGCTGCCGCCCAGACGCTGGGCGATGATAAGGAGTTCAATATCGCATGCCGACAGGCTTTTCAGTTGCAGCAGCGACAACGGGTGGTTGAGGTTGCCCAGCCGGGCAACCTGTCGTCGGCGCAGCAGCTCAAATTCGACTATCGACGGCGAACGCACTAATTCCGAGCCGTTAGCCGTCTGCACCAAGCGCTCGTCGGCCAGCTCGGCATCAATAATGTCTTTCTCGGTTAATGGCCGCGGGCAACTTCCGTATGGCGCTGTTCGTCGTCACCGCTGCCGGTGACCAGGCCGTCAACCAGGGTCAGTTGCCCGCGCGCCAGTTCGTCGGCGACGCTGGGGATATCCGGCGGACACCCCTTCAACCTCGTGGGCTGCCGCCGCCAGGGTTTCCATGCTGTGGGGCATGCTCGTTCCTTACGCCACACGCTGGCTGCGAATGGCGGTAAATTTGGCGGAGATTTCTCCGGCGTCAGTCAGGGACTCTTCCCCGTTGCTCCAGGCGTTGCTCATCATATGCGTTTCGCCGGAATCGGCTTCAAACTCCAGAGTAACATCGTGCCAGCCATTGATGACGTCCACGCTCAGATCACCCCGTGCCGGGAATTTGCATTCCAGCGTGTCGGCGCGAGGTGTCGACTTATAGCCGTAGACGCGCGCGCCGGTCACTTCCTCGCGTTTTTCCCCGGACGGGGTAAACGTGGCCCCGTCATCGTCGGGTATTCCTGCCCATTAACCCGGACAATGGCCTTACCCTGGTATTGGTATTTGCCAAATGCCATCGTGCCCCCTTACAAAATAAACCGGATCTGCTCTGCGAAAATGCGCAACTGGTTGACCACATCCGGCTTGCACAGTACTTCTACGCGGTTGCGGTCGTTTTTGTTGCGCTCGACCTTTAGGCTGTAGCGGAAGCGCTCAAAGTTCTCAATCAGCCACGCCTCCAGCCACTCTATCGCCAGCGCCAGCAACTGGGTGCGGATAATGGCAGGGGTCAACATCGCCTGCCCCGGTGCCACTGGCGTACCGTCGTCGGCCAGCTTATGGCGCGGAAAGCGCTGGGTGATGCGTAGCCGGGTGGTGGAATAGCGTAGATGAGACAGCGGTGCCACGGTATTGAAATCGAGGTAAGACGGTTCTGGATCGCCATAGGCGTTTGTACGATAGGTGGTTATTTGCCGTTCAATCTGTACCCCATCGTCAGCCCCTTATCTTGACGGTGGCGATGCCGTCATACAACAGCTGGTTACGCTCATTGGATCGCAACCGGTCAGACAGCGCTGGGGCCGGCCGCCGGGGCAGTCGCAGGCTTTGCAGCGGGCGCTCCGGATCGAGACTCAAGTGTTTTGCGCCAATGGCGCACAGGGTGGCCGCCCACAGATAAGCCGGCTCGTGGGTGCGCTGAATACCGCCACAGGTCAGCAGAAAATCATTGCGCGTCTTACCGAACCGGGTTATTTCCCCCAGACTGCCGGCATCGGCCTTGCCCGCCCCGTTACCCTGCGCCATTACGGTTAACACCGCATCCGTGTGATCAGTTGAAAATTCCCTCACCGTCGCCGCCAGCATGCATCCCTGGCCCCAGAGTGTCGCAGCATGATCAGCACG